CTGAACTTTGTAGGCATATTGCATCCTCTAGAGTTAAGCATAAATCAACCAACCTCTTGAGGGTGGCCTACTGATCCCTAGCCTTTAACTCTTTTCTTATTAAGGCTTTTTGTGAATCGTCACCCCTAGCAAGTATCCAGGCAATCTGATTAAACATCAATCTCTGCCTATGGATATTTTTAACTTCTGCCACCCTTACCAATTGGTTTTCCTCTTTCAAGGCTTGGCCTTCCCATTCAAGGTAGACAGCATTCATAACTTCTCTAGCGTATGAGGTTATGACATCAAGACGGTCCTCAGCCTTAACACCCTTAACTAGCTTAGGTTGGCTTAGGAAAGTATCTAGGCCATCTCCATTTGATACTGTTGATCCAGCATCAGTAATTGTAGAGGTGCCTATAAAAACTTGCCTATGGATATTAAGGGTCAATCTAGCTTGGTGGCCTCTTAATTTACCTGCCACCTGTTGAGCTGATTTATTTAATTCAGCCTTATCTAGATAAGCTTTTATTGCTGGTTTTACACCCTCAACTATTTTGTTACTTGTCGATATTTTGGTCATATAAATTTCCCTATCAAAAATAAAAAAGAATTCTAGAGTTTGATCAAACTTATACCAGTCTAGGTATAGGCTTTGCAAACCAAGAAAAGAATAAAACTTGATAGGGAAAGGAAAAAACGAATAGTTGAAAAACTTGGCCACCCTTTATCCTAAGTTTCCAGAGGGAAGGTAGTCCATGAAGCAATTTTTCAAATTTGAAAAAGCCAAACTCCTCAAACCCAACCCTCAGATATGGAAATCGTCCTCAGGCGCTGATATCAATGTATAGAGGGCCATATAGGATAGCAAATATCAATATATATAATGGCTTACCTAGGCCATTCATCGTAGCCAATCGTAACCAATTGATCAGATAGCACCCTAGTTTTGTCTTAGTTCTTAGTACTCTAGGAAGCTTCCTAAGCTAATCCAATCAGATACTCTATACACTAGGCCACTTGGGAAATGAAGTGGCTTAAATGGCTTCCTATAGAATAGGCTTCCTAAGCTATCCAATAGCCCAGTAACCCAATAGGGCCACTTGGGAAATGAAGTGGCTTAAATGGCCAATGGGTTTTTATGCAGAAATTGTGGGTTTTTATGCACCCGAACAAAAGCCGAACCCCCGTACCCCACCCCCCCCAAAAAAAAGCAGCCGAGTGTCGCCGGGAACATATATACTGTTTTGCTCGTCCTATAGCTCCATCTCAAACTTTACTTGTTTTCGCCTATTGCAATGACACATCTAGCAAGTTCATACCATCTTTTACAGTCTAGGGGCATTTTCTTTTTCTTACAGTAAGCATCTAGTATATCTGAAGGAACTTTGCCCTTAGCACGGAGTCTATTAGGAGTAAACTCCTCAAAATGGTTTGGATACTTCTCGAGGTACTCCTCTGACGACCAGGGTTTAGATCCATCCCGGATAACACAATTCTTAAACTGGTGTGGCTTATATGCTTTGACAGCCTTTCTTACAACTCGTTGTTCTTCTGGCGTTACATTGAATTTTATAAAGACATTATTCTGTGTGTCATCTAGATTTTTATGATACATAGTTCTAGCCCTTATAGGTGAGTGAGTGAGTAAGTAAATTCTAATGTAATCGCTACTGGCACAGCCGGAACAAGCACTATTGGGTTAATCTCTATATGTGCTTTACATAGAAGTTAACCATATATACCCTGTTCCGCTTGTTCCAACCGTCAAGTTCCTTGCTTGAGTGGTCCTACCTAGATTCTATCTATACATTTTAATCTAGTTCTTTTAGTTTAGTACTAGACTAGATAGTATTAGTCTAGTATAATAGAAAAGGTGGTGAAGAATATCTAATTCCCAGATCTCTTTAGGGGGGTGCCCCCGTACCCCTGATTTCTCAGAAAGAGCCCCACACCTTTCCAGGGTGAGATTTTTTTTGTAATTTTTCAAAATGGATATTGCTGCTGTTACTAAACGACTAGACTCTCTGCCCCCCGAAGAGCAGGTTGAGATATTAGCGTTACTCGATGAACTATCGACTGCGCAGGGGCGTAATGCATCACATGAAGACTTCCTTGAGTTTGTAAAAATTGCTTGGCCTGCATTCATTGAGGGCAACCACCACCGTGTCATGGCAGATGCGTTTAATCGTATCGCCAAGGGTGAACTCAAGAGATTGATCATCAACATGCCCCCACGCCACACCAAGTCTGAATTTGCATCTCACTTATTCCCTGCTTGGTATCTCGGTAAGTTCCCAGATCGTAAAGTAATCCAAACGGCACATACTGCAGAACTCGCAGTGGGTTTCGGTCGTAAAGTCCGTAACCTTGTAGGCTCCGCTGATTACCATAGTATATTTCCAGGTGTTTCGCTAAGTACGGACTCGAAAGCAGCTGGTCGTTGGAACACGAACAAGGGTGGTGATTACTTTGCTATCGGTGTGGGTGGTGCTGTAACGGGTAAGGGCGCAGACATTCTTATCGTAGATGACCCACACTCTGAGCAGGAAGCTGCACTTAACGATTCATCGGTTTATAATAAGACTTACGAATGGTATACATCTGGTCCTCGCCAGAGATTACAACCTGGAGGAGCCATCTGTTTGGTGATGACCCGTTGGTCTAAAAAGGATTTGACGGGCAATATCATCAAGGCATCTATCGAAAGGGGTGGTTCTGACGAATGGGAAGTTATTGAGCTTCCTGCAATACTCCCGAGTGGTAAGCCTCTCTGGCCTGGGTTCTGGCCGTTGGATCAGCTTGAATCCCTTAAAGCAGAGCTTCCTGTCGCAAAATGGACCGCCCAGTACCAGCAAGATCCAACATCTGAAGAGTCTGCGATCATCAAACGTGAATGGTGGCAGGAGTGGACAAAGAAAGATCCACCGGATTGTGACTTTGTAATCCAGTCTTGGGATACAGCATTCCTTGCAAAAGAGACTGCTGACTACAGTGCTTGTACAACTTGGGGTGTATTTTATACTGATGACGGAGAAGCTAGGATTATCTTGCTAGATGCATTGCAGGAACGTCTGGAGTTTCCCGACCTAAAGGTTCGTGCCTATGAGATGTACAAAGAGTACGAGCCAGATGCATTCATTGTTGAAGCTAAGGCAGCTGGTACTCCATTAATTTTTGAGTTAAGAAGAATTGGTATTCCTGTATCTGAATATAGTCCTGGCAGGGGCAGGGATAAGGTTGCTAGGGTAAACGCTGTTTCTGATTTATTTTTTAGTAAGCATGTCTATGCTCCGAAAACTAGATGGGCAGAAGAAGTGATTGAACAGTTTGCTTCGTTTCCCCATGGAGATCATGATGATTTGGTAGATTCATCTACTCAGGCATTGATGAGATTTAGGCAAGGTGGCTTTATCGGCATGAAATCAGATTTTCCTATGGATGAACTTTCAGCTATGCGTAAGGCAGACTATTATTGACTTATTATGTATTTGCTGTCATTCTTTCTTAGAACACTTATCACTGAAGGAACTCTACAAAGAGATGATGCATGGCTATAGATAAGCCTTTAAATGGCCTCCTGAGTCAAGATGATTTTGACATGGGATTAGAAGGATTGACGGTAGTTGAAGAGGAAGACGTTTTTCCAGATTCATTAACTACTGAATTGGATGACGGTGGAGTACTAATAGATTTTGACCCCATGTCTAATGAGATGGAGATGGAGGATGAATTTGACTCCAACCTGGCTGAGTTCATTGATGATGATGAGCTTACAACACTGGCCAATGATTGTATATCAAAATTTAATTCAGACAGAACAAGCCGTTCTGACTGGGAGCAAACATACAAACAAGGCCTAGATCAGCTTGGCCTCGAGATAGAAGACCGAACTACACCGTGGGCAGGAGCCTGTGGCGTATTCCATCCGATGCTTTCCGAGGCTGTTGTCAGATTCCAGAGTCAGACTATTCAGGAGATAATGCCAGCCAAGGGTCCGGTAAGGACTCAATGCTGGGGTGTTACTACCCCTGAACGCATCCAGCAAGCGAAACGTGTCCAAGAGTACATGAACTACCAGCTTCTTGAAGTGATGACTGAATATAGATCGGAAACAGAAAAGCTTTTGTTTAGCCTACCACTTGCCGGTAGTGCGTTCCGCAAGATTTATTTCGATCCTTCCTTGGGCAGGCCAGCATCTATGTTTGTACCCGCAGAAGATTTTGTGGTTGCATACCATGAGTCTGGCTTGGATCAGGCAGAACGCTATACCCATATTATGAATCGTAGCACTAATCAGGTCAGAAAACTTCAAGTTAATGGATTCTACCGTGATATAGAGCTGCAAACATCTCATATCGAAGACAATCCAATTACTGAAAAATACAATGAAATTGGTGGTGTAAGTCCTTCGTGGGAAGATAATGAAAGACACCAGTTGCTAGAAATGCACTGTGTTCAAGATCTTACTGGATTTGAAGATGAAGATGGCGTTGCACTCCCATATGTAATCACTATAGACAAAGCTAGTTCAACGATACTTTCTATCTATCGTAACTGGGCTGAAGAAGATCCGCATAGAATCAAGAAACAACATTTTGTGCATTACGGTTATGTCCCTGGAATTGGTTTTTATAATCTTGGTTTGATCCATATGATTGGAGGATTAGCCAAATCTGCGACCAGCTTGCTTAGGCAGTTAGTTGACGCAGGTACACTATCCAATCTACCTGGAGGCTTAAAGACTCGTGGACTCAGGATCAAAGGAGACGACACCCCAATCATGCCTGGGGAGTTTAGGGACGTGGATGTGCCAGGTGGTGTCATCCGTGACAACATCACTTTTCTTCCGTATAAAGAACCTTCTTCGGTCCTTTATCAGCTACTAGGTAACATCGTAGACGAAGGAAGAAGATTTGCTTCGATGGCAGATATGAAAGTTGCCGACATGAATCAGAATGCTCCAGTTGGAACTACGCTCGCGATTATGGAACGGGCCATGAAAGTGCAGTCTGCGATTCAAGCCAGGATACATGCAAGCTTAAAACAAGAATATAAGATTCTGGCAGGAATTATACGGGCCTACACATCTCCATCATATCCATATGAAACAGAAGAAGGCACAGAAATTAAAGCAGAAGACTTTGATGATCGTGTCGATGTGATTCCTGTCTCTGATCCTAACGCCAGTACGATGTCACAGAGGATTATGCAGTATCAGGCAGCTATGCAATTGGCACAGCAATCGCCTGGATTATACGATATGCCACTACTTCATAGGCAGATGATGGAATTAATCGGCATTCCAAATGCTGACAAGATTGTACCGATGCCAGATGAAATGACTCCTACAGATCCAGTTAGTGAAAACGAAGATCTGTTGACGATGAAGCCGGTTAAGGCG